GATTGCACTCAACGATACATACAGTGCGGTTGGGATATCCACTGTGAAATCTGGATTCGATCTGGCAGGAGGTGCTAATCGTTGAGTGAGTGAGAATCCACTGTTCACAACAGTGAATAGATGATCCAGTCGCAATCCTTTATTTGGCTCATATAAATTGCTGTCAAATATCAAATATTCTCTGGTGTATCCTGCATATTTGGTAAAAAACTCAACAGCCATTGAAATAGAGTCGTATAATTGATCAGGATGAATTTCTACATTTATAATTGGATGTCCCAACATTCTCATGATACGCTCTCCCAATTGCTGAAAACATTCTATCTTTGAATTTAAATTCGTTGACATGAATGCTGATATAGGAGTTATTTGGCACAATTGAGACATAAATGTATTTAATCTATTGCTTTAATTAAATAATATTGTGGCAATAACTGATAATAATGGAACTTTTTATTTTGCGATATCATGTGGAGTTCCAAGTCAAATAGGTATCGATTTACAGGCAAATAATGGTTCTAGATATTATTATCTCTCAGCCAATGATTTTATTTTATGGGGACAATCAACCAGATATAATCATGTATCTTCAAACAATGGAACAACGTATTATTTTTATCAATGCGTTGCTGCCAGCACACCAGGATTTAATTTCGCATCAAATAATGGAACTGGATTTTATTATTCATCCTCATTCAATTGTGTAAAATTTTGTAGTTAAGCTGGGGTTCCTTCTCCAGGTGGTGGTTCTGTATTAGTTTCTCCTCCAAATGGTTCTTCTTGAGGAGGTGGTGCTCCTGTCTCTCCACCAATTGCCGCTGGACCTCCTCCAAAATCAGGAGGCATTCCACCACCAATACCACCGCCCATTTCTGGAGCTTCTCCAGCTGCTGCTGGTTCTGCCGCGCCTTGTAATAATTGTGCTTTCCAATTTGGTCCAGCTGATGAAATTTGTTGAAGTTCCCAAGTAAATGCAGCATCAGATCGTCTAAATTCTCTATCAGCCAACACATCTTTATCACTCCAGCCCAAGTATTTTTTCTTTGCAAAAGTGTCAGAAATATTTTGTGTATTCATAACACTACCATACATTTCAACTTTCAATTGTTTCTTTTGATTTTCTCTCATTTCAAAAAATGTTCCAGGTGGAACAAAAGAAATGTCGATGTTTTGTTCTTCGACATCATATTCGTCGAACATTCCACGAAGTTTGATGTGAGTGATGAATCCTTTTTTAATAGCTGCTGCAAATTTTTGTTGTTGGCGAACTATCATTTTTGCAAATTTCAATTCTTCATTTAAAATTTGAGAACCGTCTGATAATCCGCTATCATCTTTCAATCTACTTGTTGGTACTTTTAAAGAACGATAAAGCTTTCTAAGGAACCAATCCAAAACATCTAAATTGCCATCGCTTGGTTGTCCTCCGAAAGTTTGAACTGATGTAGCTTCTTGACCTTGACGTTTTGCAAACCAATAACTATCCAACATTGACTGTGGATTATATTTTTTAACAATATCATTTTGATCAGAATCGAATGTTTTTGTAGACCAATATTGTTGTTGTAATTTACGAAGATATGATTCTGCTTGTGGAACTGGCATTCTACCAACGTCCACATTAAACATAAAACGAAGAGGAGCGTGTACTAATCTATGTATAACAACACTGTCTTCAATCATTGATAATTGACGATATGCGCGTCTGCAATTTTCAACAAATGGAACTACAAATTCTTTTGTTTCATTGTAAGCTTCGTTGTTGACATATATAATTTGATTTTCTTCAAATGGTATATATTCAAATCTTTCAACTTTTTTCGGATCGTTTGGATCAAAAACAGGTTTTTTATATAAAAATCCTTTAATCAACATGTTTTGTATATTAGCATATACAGGATCTATATTATCGGCTGGTAAATTTTGAACAGCTAAAATGCCTTGTTTTGTATAATCTTCGTGGATTATATTTTCAAAATACAGTTCACCTTCTATTAAGAATTGTCTAAAATATCTCCATCCTTTATTTTTAAAATCAAAATGATCTATAAATTTATCAAATTCGTCGGCTATTTTTTCTTTTTCAATAGACTTTAAATTATCATTTACAAATAAAAGTTTCAATATATTTGAATTTTCATCATAATTTACACACTCGTCGCAAATTTCATCCAGTGCGTCTGAAACTTCAGAATATGCAGCTATTGATCTATAATCTCTTAATCTTCCTGGTTTATCTTCTGAAACGGTTGCATACATCACATCACCGAATGATGAATCTTTATGCATCATTCCATATGCTGTGTTATTAAAATCGTTGCTTAATGCTATTGAATTTTTGGAAATTGCTTCCGCTCTTCGCATTCCAACCTTTTTGAAATACTTGTATTTTGTATTTTTATTTTCGTCAGAATCTAAAATATCATAAGAATTTGTACTTCTTGAATTCAAATAAGAAGTCATGGATCTGTCAAAAGTCGCACTTCTTCCATCTCTGGATACAAAATTTCTATTTGAATTTGCTGTTGTGGAACTGTCAGACCCTGCCATATATCTTATTTAGGTATATTTATTAAATATCAATTATAAATTTACGGTAATAAAAGCCCAGTGCAGGTTTCCCAAAGAGTCTCAAGTGCTGCCGTAAAGAGTAAGTCATCAGCATCCGACATGTAAGTTCCTAGAACTAACGCACCACATTGCCCATCCCAAAAGGACGAAGAGGCTGCACCAAGTAGTGTGATGGAAGAAAATCCGAAATTTTGAGTAATCGTCCCACCTTGAACAGTAACACTTGTAGTACCAGAAGCCTTTCTTACTTTACCGTATCTTGATGCCAATGTGGTTTGACCACCATAAGATACGACCCCAAATACATCAGATGGAGTAAAAGAATTATCATCAACACAACTTGAACCCCCGACAGCAACTATTAGCGATTCCTCTCCATAAGAGGCAACAAGATCAGCAACTATAATAGATTTAAAATTGCCTGATGGGGCGGTTTTAAATAGACCAGCTAAATAGTGAGATGCATCTGAAATCCCCAATCCTGCAAGTGTTGTTCCAAGACTAATGTATTTGTTAACGCCGCCTTGAATGTAACCAGATGCATGAGTAAATGCGCCATTAAATGTGCAACTTGTCAGCGACTTCATGCATATTGCGTTTGCTGCAGCAAGACCCCACACGGGGAAATATAGACGCTTGATACCATTCCATCGAGAAGCAGCTTTTTCTGCTTTGATAAAAGTATCAATCGCACTTTTTTGTAGGTCAGTTGCTATCACTCCAACACTTTCTAGTTGGTTGAAATATGCTTGTGCCTCTGAAATATATTGTGCCTCTGAATATGATTGCGCGTTTAGATTTAAAAATGGATATTTAGAAGATGTCCACCCAGCGCTATTGGCAGTTACTATAGTAAAGTTTGCACTCAAACCTGATAATAAATTTTCTGGAAATGATATTGTTGTATTATTATCCGTGTATGTAGTTATCAAGTTTTCAGGAATTTTATAAGCCGATATAATCGGAAATCTAGCTGTTTTAATTTCTACAAAATTTAATGAGAACTGTTTTGTTTGTGAGGAACTTAAATACCATGTATTATTGTAACCAAAACGCTTGCCTAATATTAAGAAATTATTTCTTAATTTATAATTAAATGTGGTGGGTTCTGATAATGGAAATATATCTCCAGAAACTGAATAATAAAAATTAGTAAATTCTGGATATGCTGATATTAATACAGTATCAGACTCAACATATGAAGCAGATAATGTTGGATAATCATCGTATCCTGTTACTCTTGATGCTAAATTTTGATTTATAAATTTAGTATTGACAACATAAATGGGAGCTTCTGGATTTTGTAAAGATGGAAAAAGCCAACCTTTGATAGTGAAAGTTGTATCAGCACTTATTCTATATTTGTCATCTATTCCTAATGTTGTTGGAGTTGTATATGAAATATTTCCAGCCCATTCGATTTGAACTCTCAATTCATCAGTAAAATCTAATCCAAATTCTTCTGGAATTTTCCAAGAAACAACAAAATAGGGATTGCAAACGGTTGCAAAATTTTGAATAATTTGATCAATATCTTCTTTATATTTTGCAATTATAGATACTTTAACATCCATAATTACAGGTATAGGCGTTGGAATTTTACCAACTTTTGAAACATTTCCTAATAATGGTCTATAGATATTTTGATGTTTGTGAACTACTCTATCTGGATCTCTCGATAATCCAGTTTGTTCTATTGAAACCACTGGTAATGTGAGATTTTTCTCTTTTGTTACTATGTCATGGATTACTCGTTGTTTTGGACCATGAATATATCTAACTTGTATTTTAGATTCTGGGTTTTTGGTATTAAAATCGTATCTATAAACAAACGTATCATCAAATGCCGATGTAAAAAGCATTAATAAATCCAACTGCTCACGATGATAAGAATATTTAATCACTTAAATTATTTAAGATTTTCATTCATTATTGAAGCCTGTCTAAAAAGTATTTGGGTAATTTTTTCTTATTTTTAGCAATAGCGTCAAAAATACTACCATCTAAAATATAAGTAATGCATTCATCCGTTGTAGATCTGACTCCTCTTCCACAGGCTTGAACTAAATTACACAACATTTTATTAGAATACCAATTTTTATCAATTTTCATCATTCTTTCAACTCTTGGATCTTTTGTAGGCAACCAAGGAGCCTTTAATACAATTTGAAATTTGGCTAAATCTCCTTTCAAATCTACACCATATGTCATGGATGGCGACACCAACACTGTAGGTTTTGAAGTTTTAACATGTTTTTCTAAAATAATATCATTAGATATCCCAAGTTCTCTACATAAAAATCTATCGGTATTTACATTATCTCTAATATAATCAGATATAAATTGAGTATGGGTGTGAATAATTCCTTTTTCTTCTTTATGTTCTTCTAAAATGCCTTCAATTTGTTTACAAATTTTTGGCAATAATGATTTAAGATTACTATAATTTATTTTTTGTGTCGCTAAAATATAAATAGGTGATTTTTCGGAATCAAAAACAGAATCTACTTCAATATATGAATGTTTTGTAATTCCTAACGTATTACAAAAATTAATAGGATCGATTATAGTAGCACTTAAAAGTATCACATGATCCGCATTATCAAACAAATGCTTACTTAATTTATCAATTTTAAGAGGTATGAATTTTAAAATAGAATCGCCGTGTTCGATTATATATTGACTATCATAATAAGTTTCAATTAATAATTCTATACTTTTAGAAATATTCAAAAGTTTAGAATATTCAGATTTCTTTTTATGAAATTCTGAATTTTTAGTTTTTTTGTTTTTAAAATAATCCAAATATAAATCAATGTTTATTTTTATTTCGGATAATAAATTACCAAGCCAAGACAACACATTGACGGCTTTTTCTTCAGATGGAAAAGCTGATATTTTAATTGATGTTTTCTTTAAAAATATTAAATCAATTTCGCATGTAAATTGATTTACCAATTGTTCTTCTAGCTCTGATGCCTCATCTAATACTAATATTTTTCTTTTCTTTAAATGATCAGGTAATGAAAAATACATACTATAATTCAAAGTTGCAAATTCACTTTTGAGCATTTTATTTCTATCGTTGTAATAACTACATCTATTACAGCTCCAGCATTCTTTTTTTAACGTTGGTATATATATACAAGGAGCCACATCAACGGTCAACATATCATCATAATTACATTGATAGTTTGATTGACCTTTCAACACAGATGCAAAATCGAACGAGCTTTTATATTGATCTTGTAACGATTTCGTAATTGTTAAAGCATAAACTCCGAACAAATCCTCTTCATTTACATATTCAGATCCTTTATCTCCAAAAATACTATAATCATCAACCCTTGATTTCCAAGTATCGCTTGGTCCTCCTATGTATTTTGCTAGTGTCGGTGCGAAAAAAGATTTACCAGATCCTGTTGGAGCGTTGCAGACTATGAATTTCTCACCGTTTGAAATAGACTGTTCTATTTTTTTTAGAATCTTAACCTGTGACGATGATGGAGTATATGATTCTGGAAAATTAAGTATTAAGTTAGACATTTCAAATAGCTTAACCTGAAATGGAAAAATGTCAAACTGTTAAAACTTCATAAACAAATAATTATTGTATAATTTAGATGCATTGCTTTTATCGCAAACTAACATCTTATAATAATTTTCATTTGATGGTGGGCAAAATGCACTCAAGCAATAATCAAACAAGAATCCATCTTCAATTTCCACCAATTTGAATGGGTATGGAAGTTCATATTCTTTTTCTATATTGTCAGATAAAATTTTAAATTTTATAAAAAATTGCTTTATATTAAAAACTTTAACTTTTCCAGAACGTATACATTTATTGTCAATAGTGAAATTGACATTTTTTAAGATACATTTTTTTAATTGTTGATCGATATTGTTCATTTTAAGTATCCATAAAATTCATTTTTTGTTCAGGTGTCATAGTATAAAGAACTTCATTATAATATTTCCAAAACATATCATTCCCTGGAATAGTTTGAATCAAATAGCAATTCTCCATACTAATATTTCTATAATCTTGCATTATAATGTCCCAAGCTACAACTATATTATGTTTTACTTCATCTATCCTTCTAGGGGTTTTGGGAAAACGAAAGTTTAAAGATATCTTTCCATTTGTACTGTTTAAAATTTCAATACTGTTTGTACATAACATTCTTCTCCATTGAGCTCTTGGTGGAACTGGGGCTCTTTCTGGAGTTCTTCTTAAAAATATAATTTCACAAACGTTGGAACTTACTAAATTTTTTAATTCAGATCTGCTTATTTTTCTTCTGTTTCTATTATTGATATTTCTTAAAACTGCATTTTTTGTATTTTTAAAAAATGCAAAAGCTGTTTTTACAATATCAGATAATTTAGGAAGATTCATCTAAATTATTTATTTTCAGTCTTATCATTAACTTTACAAATTCCAAACATCCTCTGCTCATTTATAAACAGTCCGTTTTTAATTTTACCATAACCTTCAACTTCTAAATTGGTAATTGGAATGCCCATATTATTAGGGAATACTACAACATCTCCAACTTTAGCATATTGAACTCTGGGTCCATTCAGGATAACCTTTCCTTTTCTCCAAGCATTGTGAACTTGATTTATAGGAACTGCAATTCCTCCTCTTAAAATATATTCCGAACCGTCTTCACCGCCATGTAAATCACAATATTCGATTAATATGACATCATCAAATAAATTTGATAATTGATAATCATCTAACCCAAAATCACTGGGTAGCATTTTATCTGAAAGATCTATGTGTGATTTTTGAGGAGCTAAAACATCTATTGAAACTGACATATATAAATTTAATTATATATCATTAGATGTCAAGTTTTCCCATTCTTTTCTTGAATAAAAATCAGGAACTGCTTTGACAATATCTTTCTTTGTCTTTTCCTTTTTATTTTTTTTAATGTAATTGATCTTTTTATTTTTTAATTTAGGAATTACATTTTCATAAAATTTATATTCATCTTCTTTAGTGTAAAAGATATTTTGATATTTATTAATTGTAGAATTAATATAATCTATGTATTTTCCATTTTCATAAAATGAAAAATATCTCGTTACCATATAAGGAACAAACTCTTCTAAAGTTTCCGAATCTATTTCCTTAGAAGGATTTTCAAATAATATATGATTTATTGCTTTAAACATTATTCCAATAAGTCATCTACAATTTGATAGATGTTTTTTTCTGGTTTAAATCCCAAACTATTCAACTTATTAGTATCTAAGTACATAGATTCGACTTGAACTATTTTATGAAAATCAGTAGCATCCATAATTCCAATTTTACTAGTTGAATTTGTTTTTTCAACAGCGTAATCAATTATAGATTTAAAAACTATAGGAATTCCGCACCCTAAATTATATATTTCATTGAAGTTGCCACGCTCCATTACATATTTGATACCTTTGGCAACATCACTAACGTGTATAAAATCTCTATAAAAATTGCCATTATTATAAAGATTTATATCTTTATTTTCTTTAATCTCACTTATTAAAAATTGAAGAGCGTTTTTCTTTTTAGAAATTTTACCATCAGAATTTCCCAAAACATTTCCAAGCCTTATGATTTTATATTTTATATTAAATGTTTTACAATAAGATTCTAATAATAATTCTGCAGCGTATTTAGTTATTGAATAAAATCCTTTAGGTTTACATATAGATCTTTCAGTTGCTGGTAAATCAGTCTCTCCATAAACGAACCATGAACTTATAAATGTAAATTCTATATTTTTATTTTTACATTCATCCAATACGTTCATAAGATGAATTAAATTAGTGTTGATGTCTTTTTTAGAATCTGTCAATACATTGTAATTATCTACCGTACTTATAAAATATAAAACTTTATCACTGATAGGAATAAAAGAATTTCTATCTATAATTGTAACTTCATCTTTAAATTGCTGGCAAAATTCACTACCAACAAATCCAGTACCTCCAAAAACCGATATCATAAATTATTTTCTAAATTTTGAAATTACATCTTCAATATATTCAAACACTGGAGTTGTATAATGAGGAGCAGCACCAATGAAAAATACTTTATCTAAAACTTTATTCGCTTCTGGATATTTTTTATAATCATCCAAGTGTTTGTATCCTGGATGTAACAAAATATTACCAGCAAAATAGTTTCTAGTCTGTATTTTATTATCCTCTAAGTATTTGACTAATTCGGGCTTTAATCCACTTTCTTCACAAATGAACGGAGTTCCAAACCAGCAAGGATCTGCCTTATCTAAGGTTTTAGGAATTTTAACATTCGGAATATTGTTACAGAAAATTTTAGAAATTGTATCTCTAGAAATTCTTCTGTTATTTTCAATTTCATCTAATTTTTCAAGCTGAACTAACCCGATAGCACCTTGCATATCTAATGGTTTTAAATTGTATCCCATTTCAGAAAATACATATTTATGATCGATCACACCATCAAAATTCTCAAGCCAGTTATCGAATCTATTTCCACAAGTACCGCATGGTAAAAGATTAGCAGATCCTACACAATAACAATCACGACCCCACCAGCTTAAACTAACGAAAAGCTTTTTAAGATCGACATCATCAGTGCATACCATACCGCCTTCACCTGTTGAGATATGATGGGCTGGATAAAAAGAATTTGAATAAGCTACATAATATTCATTTAGATATTTTCCATCCCACTTGCTTCCAAGACTATCACAGTTATCCCCTACAAGTTGAATTCCATGCTTTTCGCTAATTTCAATCAATCTATCCATATCTGGAGGATTTCCTAAAACTGGAGATATAAAAATAGCCTTCGTCTTGTTTGTTATTTTAGATTCAATTTGGTCAATATCAAAGTTCAAAGTGTCCCATTCGATATCTACAAAAACTGGGGTTAGTCTGGTTTGATAAATGACGGAAATTGTTGTTGCAAATCCAACAGGTGATACAATTATTTCATCACCATCTTGCCAATTAAATCTTCTTTTCAATGCAGATATTAAAATCAAATTGGCTGAACTTCCAGAATTCACCATATGACCATATTTGGTATTGAACCTCTTGGAAAACTGACTTTCAAATTTATGAACTTTTTCACCAGCAGTGATCCATTTACCATTTAAAAACGAATCTAAAGCAGCTTCTGTCTCTTGATTATCCCAATATGGACCAGAATAATATATTGGTGTTTTACCAGCTTTAAATTCTTTTGCATTGTAGATATAAGGTGAAACGTGATTACCTACCAATGTTTTAATATCCTCTTTTAAAATCATATTCTAAAATCTACCAAATTTTTTTGAAATGTCAAATCATTTAAATAGTTGAATATTTTGGATTGAAAATATAACACTCTAATCTTTCAACAATCCAGGGTGCAAATTCATAATCTATTAAAAAATCTACAACTTTTTTATAAAAATCTCTAGTTCTTAAATGAGCATGTTCTTTTGTTATTGAAAAGTGACCCCCAGGAATGAATTCATAAAAGTTAGGGGGTTCGTTATTAAAAAATAAATTCCAATATTTATCAGCATCAATATGAAAATCAGCAGATGCATGAGGATGTCCTTTACTATCACATGAAAGTATATTACCATTTCCATGATGAATGGATGGATATAATTCCCACATAATACCACCACTTGATGATGGTGTCTGTATACTATTCCAATGATATCCGCAATAACCTCCTATTTTTAATTGTTCTTTTTGTATAGTTGGAATATCATTTATAATTTCTATTATATTTTCCCAGTGATCGAAAGGATAATCTTGTGCAAAATATGTTACATCAGAAAGATTATTATAATTTTCAAAAATATGATTAAAGAATGTATGCACACATCTTCCTTTATTATTCTCTATATAAATTTCATTTATATCCTCACTTCTGTTTCCTTTTCGATATATAGTTTTCTTCACATCGGAATTTAATCTACTTAACCAATGTAAATCTTTATCATATGCTGCTATTACTATTTCTTTTTTCATATTAAAAATAATGTCCATTGTGAATATAATATTGGTTTCCTTTATAAATAAAATTATAATTGTTATATTTTATATGAAATCCTACCATTCTTTTTTCAAAACAATTTCCTCCATAATCTGGACCATGATATATAATGTTAGAAATATTTTCATCAACGTTATAATCAATATTTTTTAATTTATCGACAGCTCCCATAAAAAATTGATCTGTGAATCCACATTTGTGATTAAACTTATTATTAACTAATTCAAATTTATTTAAAATTCTACAACATTCATTTTCTTCATATTGAGGAACAGTAATTCCATTTTCTTTAATTTCATTATT